CCGCAGCGAATACATTAAAGAAATCGCCTACTGCGGCGGGGGTCACCGTAGCGGTGGCGCTGCCCAGGGCCTCCCCTTCAACGGAGATCGCCAGGGAAATCGGGCCAACTGCACCGCCGGTGGGAATCGCAATGTTTCCGCCAAACACGACCTTGTAGCGGGCGCGGCACTGGTTGGTCTGTCCGCGGAGGGTGACAATCCCAGCGCCATCCCGGTGGACAATGCAGTTAGAGCCACTGACAGGCGTCTCAGTAAAGGCCACATTCTGCCCGGCGGCCACCTGTTGAACAAATACGCCAGTAAATTCAGCCATAAAATCAGTCCTTTCTAAAGTGGTCGAAATCGACCAGGTTAAAATAAGCGGCGAGGCTATTGCCCCGCCGCATGGTTCAAAATCGGCACGGGGCCGAACATCCAAGGAATCCTCGGAAGTTGATGTATTGGGTTTTAACATCCACAGGTATTATAGCACCCGCAGCCGGCGTAGGGATTGGGGACCTGATAGGCCGGCACAGGCATGGGGTTGATGCGGCGGATCAACTCGGCGGTCTGGGCTTCCTGGTTCGCGGTAATAAAAGCATTCTGGGCCGCCTGAGAAGCCTGGAACTTCAGGCTCTGGTTCTCAGCAGTCAAAGTAGCGATCTTGTCCTGAGTCAGGAAATCCAAAATCGCCCGGCTGTTGGCGTTGGCGTTGTCGATGATGTCCCGAGTGGTATTCTGGATGGTGTTTTGCGTAGCGCAGGCGGTGGTGGCGAGGTCGTACCGCACACCCTGAATCGCCTCCCGGGTGTCGCAGCAGCAGGAGGCCAACTGAGCGCCAAGGGCATTGAAGCCCGCCTGGGTCTGATAGCCCAGGTTACACACCGCGGTATCCACACCGTGGAATCCGCTGGTCACGGCGTCCCGGATGGAGGTCTGGCCGTTCTGGAGGCCGTTCAGGGCAAAGCCCTCATTGATATCGGCACGGGTAGCGTACCCCTGGAAGCCGGGGCCGTTCACGCCGTTTCCACCGCCGAAGCCGCCATAGCCGCCCCAACCGCCAAACAGGCCGAAGATGAGGAACAGGATGATCCAACTGGACCAGTCCCCGCCCCATCCAAAACCGCCGTTGCCGCCCTGATAGGCAGGCTGAACCGGCATCGTCATAACGGTGCCGCCGTCAGAAGAAAGACTCATGTAAATTCTCCTTTATTTTTATTTTCAAAACCCGGCCGGGATTTTGATCACTTGCCGAACATTCCCCGCATCCCGTCAAACATGCCAGACATCTGCTGGGCCTGCTGTTGGACGTGGTTTAATTGTTCCTGCGAGATTTTTCCGCTTGAGACCATTTCATTGATGATAGCATTGGGGTCTTTGCCCTTCATTTGCTGCATAAACTGTTGAAACTGCTGCATCATGTTGGGACGGCCACCGCCGCCCATGACTCCGAAAAAGGGATTCATTCCGCATCCTCCTTCGCGTTCTTCTTCGCAGTTGTTTTCGGGGCCGCCAGCGCATCCACACGGGCTGCAAGAGCCTCCAAATCGGCCTTTGTGGCAAACTCCACACCCTGGGGGGCTTGCGCTGTTCTGGCTCCGCTGGTGCGCTCTACGAGGTCATATACCTTGATGGACGGTTTGCCCGAGGCATCCGCCTGCTTGAGATAGATGGTGGGCGAGTTGCTGTCCCAAAGCGCCACGGCGCTGTTGGGGGCCACCAGATAAGCCATCGCCTCCGCCTCACCGCTCACCCACACCATGCTCTGTCCGCCGGCCTGCGCCTGCTGTGGCTGTGCCTGCGGCATCTGCTGCGGCATGGGCTGATACTGCGCCCCACGGAGCTGCGCAAGCTGATCCGGCATGGGCGGCTGGTAAGGGTACGGCTGATAGCCGGGCACATATTGATATGGCATCGCTTATCCCTCCTTGTGCCAGTAGTAGAGTGGTATCTCCCCGCCGGAGTCCCAGGTGTCAATCCAGTCTCCGTTTTGCACGCACACCACATGCCCGGACAGGGCCAGAATATAGGTGCCTTCTGGGTGCTCCGCGGCAAAGTCAGCCACCGTGTAGCAGTCCGGGCAGGAGTTGGGTATCATGTCCCGGTCAAAGCAACGGCTGCGCAGGTAGGCTCCCCACACATGGTTGGCCGACGGCATATCCCGCATCATGTAGCCCTGGATGGCGACGCCCACATAGGTCTCCTCCCAGCTCTGTGCGAGGGCCTTTGCAATCGCCCGAATGGTGCAGTCTCCCACGTTGCGTCCGTCTGGATTCTCATTGTGCTGTATGTATGCCATATTTTTCCTCCAGGCTGGCTACATAGTCCTCCAGCCCCTCGTCATCTCCCTGTGCCATGTACCACATCGCTGTTTCGGCGGCACAATCGCGGGACATGCCAGCGGCTACCATTCTCTCGATTAGAGTCATATCCAACACGTCCTTGTCCATAAAATAAGGAGTCCGTGAGGAGGGCGGCGACGTGTACCAACCCTGTATCCTCACGTCCTCCTTGCCTATATTGTCGCATAAAATAACCCCGGCTGGGTTCGGTTCCAGTCGGGGTTATGCACGATTTATGCTTGATTTGTGTAGAGCTGTCTAGCAACTTCGGACACTCGCTCAAATATGTGCTTCTCATGAGCAGCTACCGCTCCACGATACCACCCAAGTTCTGCTGCTACATCAATCTGTCCCCACTTGTCAATAATTCGTCTCCGGGCAATCAATTCATCATCGCGGTGGAGGGCAGATTCATAAATAGCGGTTTCCAGTTGAGAGCGCAAAAGTTTATTTAACGGTTCCGGCAGATTCACCTTTGCGCTCATTCAGTCACGTCCTTTCGACCTCCGGCGGCTCCGTTGGCAGTTGTTTCAGGGCCTCGACCAGTTTTGCCGCTGTGCCATTTCCGTCCAGGGCATTATATGCCTTGTACATGTCCAGCACGTTTTCCAGCCCGTAGATAGGGATATACCCTTTCTCGGAATAGTGATTGTGCTCCGCGATGAGCGCGCGTCTCAGCAGAGTCCGCACACCGTGTATGATGGCGTCGATCTTCTGGTTGTCCGTTTTGACGCGCTTTCTTTCGCGGGCGGCGACCGCCTCGATGATTGCCACCAGGACGACCGCCGCCCCGGAAATCAGTGGGCCTACCCACTCCATGGGCATCAGCCCTCCTTAGTCAACTGCTTATAAACCTGATTGATACCAGTGGCCGCAAGTCCGCTCACAATGCCGACAGCGGCGGCAGTAAGGTAATCGCTGGCCGGGAACTCGGGCATAATAAACATGCCGAGAATACCCAGCGCCGCGCCAAATACGCCGCAGATGATGGGAATCCACTTATTGTCCAGTCCAGTGGCCTTGACCACCTGGCCGACCAGAAAGCAGATCACAGTGATAACCGCCACTCCGGTGATACCCAAAGAAGAAATGTCCATGATATGTACCTCCATCAAATCAGATTCAGCCGATCCAACACGACGGCCAGCTCCTGCCGGGTCATATTATCGCGGGGCCGGGTGCCGTCCAGTACGCCATTGTCTCTGGCCTTTTCCCACGCCTCAGCGGCCCAAACGTCCGGGGTGTCCTCCGCGCTGTCCGCTCCCGTTTCGCCTTGCCACGCTACGCCCAGGAACTCACAGATGCCCTTTGCGGTGGCCTCGGCCAGTTTGTCCCGGTACTTGGTATCTTTGAGATACTCCACGTCGGTCTTATTGGTATGGAAGCCGTACTCAATCAGGCAAGCGGGGGCGTCGGTCTTGGCGAGCACGGTCAATTCGATGTTGTGTTTGATAGGCTCACTTCTCAAAGCCACCCCGGCGGCGTGGAACGCGTTGACCAGCTTGGAGGCCAGCACATTGCGGGAGGCCGTCATGGGCCCGGCGCTGGTGTATACCTCCAGGCCGGACGCGCTCGACCAGCCACCCTCCCCCGCCGCGTTGGTGTGGATGCTCACAAAGCAGTCCGGCGTTGCCTTATTGCTGATGTTGGCCCGCTCCGTGAGGCTGGGGTAGTTGTCCGCCGTCTTGGTGAGCACCACGCCTACCCCCTGGGCCTCCAGCAGCGGTTTGATACGCTGGGCCATGTCCCACGTAAACTCCCACTCTTTGTAGGTGCCGTCCGGGGAACCGTTGACGTTGCCCGGCCCGTGTCCGGGGTCAAGGCATACAGTGTGCTTGCTCATAGGCTTGTCCTCCTCTTCCGGCGGTGTCTGCTCCGCCTGCTTGAGATACACGCAAATCCAGTTATGCACCTTGCGGCTGGCGGTGATGCGCTCTCCGCCAAAGTCACACTGGCTGGAGCCACCCCCATCCAGCATAACGGCGGAGGCCCAGCCCAGCCCGGCCAGCTCGTCTCGCAGCGCCTCCGGCGTGGCCGCGTCTCCGGTGCCGTCTCCGGAGCAGTAGAGGGCCAGATCGCCGCCGCGCAGACCGATGGCGCTGCGCCCCCTCTTGCCTCCCTGGGCTGATCCGTAGGAGGGCTTATCCACCGGCTTACCGGAGGTAACGAGGGCGGTCACAGCGATAAAGTTGGCCGCTCCCCCGTACTCGGATGTCATGCGGATGTCCGGGCCCTTGTCCCAGGCGTAGCCCATCGGACGCCAGGGCGTGCCGGAGAGCATCGCCCCGCCCACCTTAAGCAGCGGGCAGGGGGTGCCGTCTGGGTTCCACATGCCGCCATTGAGCACGTAATGGGCCTTTGTTTCAGCCTTGACCTGAGAGAGCGTCTTGCGGCAGTTGGTGACTCTCAGCTCAATCCGCTCCACGGACGAGAGCGGGATGTATGTAATGAGCTTACTCATGGTCGCTGGGCTTCTCGCCGTTGATGGGGCCGGGGTCGGCGGCGTTCTCCATCAGCTCAACCATGCCCTGATAGTCATTTGCGTTCCACAGGGCGGCCAGGGACTTGACGTTATTCTGGCGCTTTCTGATCCAGGCGTTAAATTCGTCGTTCTCTGCGGCCAGATCTACATTAGCTCCTAGGGCATCCCAGTCAGGCCGGAAAGCTACAGGCAGATTTTCCGCGCCGATGTCCACCGCCCTGCCGTGGCGGATGTTGTTCTGTACCATGCTGCCGCCTACACCCACATCCACATCGTTGGCATTGGCGATCGCGTAGCAGGCGGGGGTGAGCTCGTTCCAGTTGATGGTTTTCATTGTGGTACTTCCTTTCATTTTTGTTTTGTGGTATACTTTTTTCAGCCGTGGTGGCCCTTTATCCCTCTTGACCATAGATTTACCTCCCAAAGGATCTGTGATCAGGGCCGCCGCGGTTTTCTCTTACGTGATGGTGGAGGTGCCTTATGAATATCGTTGTAATCTGCTCCAAGTGCGGAGCTGTGTGCCCATCCACATGGGTCAACGGTCAGCGCGAGTGGCTGTGGGAAGGCCAAAAGTGCGAAAAGTGCGGCGCGGAGGCTTGGGCCGCTCACGACCCAAACCGCGATTGGCGCACCGGGAAGCCACTGGAAGCCCCCTCCCGCTTTGCTCCAAAGGATTGACCTCTGCCGCCCAGACAGGGCGGCTTTCTATTTGGTCAGTTGAGCGGCCAGCTCTTGGTACTCCTCGGGGGTGAGTCGGTCGGCGGCGAGATAGACATCCATCTTGTCCTGGAGGCCGTCGGTGCGGCCCCGGTCAATAAGCAGCTTGCAGAGATTAAATACCGTGTTCATGTCCTTCCCCTCTTTCTTAGACAGTATTAGTGGTGATTTCCAACATGCAAAGCCGCTCCTCATGGTCGGCCAGCATCTCCAGAGTAATGTCCTCTGCCGAGGGCGATTCCGGCCCCGACGGTCTTGTGTCCGGGGCGGCCTGTCCCGTTTCGGGGTTGTAGAGCCACCCCTGCTCTACATCGTCCTGTACCTCTACACAGCGCCGTGCAAATGCCTCGCTATACCACTTCTCCGGCGGAAGTGCATATTCCGGGATGATTTCGCGGACAGTGTTATCCTCATTTAAATAGACTGTTTTCATCAAGAAATACCTCTTGCGTAAATCGCCACATATCCATCGCCACCTTTACCGCCATTACCGCTGGGCTTATTCCCGCTGGAGCGGAAAACCCATCCCGCTCCAGCACCTCCTCCGCCACCGCCGCGGGTTCCATCAGTACCATTTGTTGCATTGGTCTGGCCGGTAGCTCCCGCACCTCCAGCACCGCCCCCACCAGCGCCTCCGGCCCCTCCTAATGTAGGAGGGTCATTAAGGGCTTCATCCCCGCCGCCTCCGCCGCCTCCGCAGAAAAATTTAAACCCCAAAATATCAAGATTAGGACCGGCCTCACCCGGTTTCCCGGTATTGTAGCCCCCATCGCCTCCGCTACCGCCTGTCCAAGGATGTTCGCCTCCACCCGTGCCACTACCGTTACCATTACCTCCGTTCCCGCCAGGCGCTATAATCCCAAAAGCGCTGCTGGTCCCTCCGTTTCCTCCACTCTTCGCAACCCCGTCTCCGACTGATGCATTCGCCCCGGCACCGCCTGTCCCGATAACAATATTTTTATTTTCGATGCTATCGCTGTCCAAAATGTGATAGTACGCCGCAGCTCCGCCGCCGCCGCCTCCACCACCTTTGTCGCCACGCGAACCGCCGCCGCCGCCAGCGCCAACCACAACCACAAAAATATCTGCATGTTTGCGGTTGAACGTATAGGTGTAGTTCCCCGGCGATGTGTACTCCTTTATCAGATAATATCCGATTGAGCCAAGTATCTTCCCGAACACCTGGTCAACTGTATGGTTCCCGGCTGAACCCCATATCTTGGTTTCTGTGGTGTCACTTACCAGGGTAAATTTGTTCAGGGGTGTCCCCTTCTGCGACCACCCTGCCTCATTGATCCCGTTCAGGTCAATAGGAAATGTCCCAGCGATCAGCGCCGTGATAAAATCCTCATAGGTAGGATACAGGGAAAGCGCTGCCGCCACCGTTTTTAAATACCGACTGTTTCCATTACCAGCTATGATTCCGTCTTGCATCGTTACACCTCACCACAAAATATTTCGCCGCTCATAAATGGCGACCGCTTCAAGCGGGCGCGGATCTGGTCGGTCAGCACCAAAACCCGCTCAATGTGATTGGCCCCTTCATGGGTCAGAAGCTCCATCGAGGCCGGGAGCGCTGGGGCGTTGGCAAGGGAGAACGTGCCACCGATCGCCCCAACGTTGGACAGGTAGTCCGCCATCTGTGCCTGTAGCGGGATGTCATCTATAGCCCAGGCAATACCCTGGCCGACATATCCGGTGACGTATCCCGCATCCGAAAGCCACCCGTTCAGATAAGCCATGGCCGTATTGACCCGGTTGAGATCAGAGGCGTTGTATGTCCCACGGTCGTTCAGGGCGTCCACATCATCCTGTGTTCGGTCGGTAACCATGCGGATGATGTAATAGCTGGCCGTGGTAGTCAGCCCCGCCCCGTCCTTGGAAACGACCGTGACGTTGTTCTCCCCAACCTCCAGATTCAGGAGGATGGAAAATCGTCCATCCGGCCCAACGGCCGGGTGTCCCGCCACCGCCCCGTTGTCCATCACTGTCATGGTCACTGGAGGAGCGGTGGCATCGTTGGTTTGCCCCGTAATGGTAACCGTATAGGCATCCGTTACCACCTCCTCGAAGGACAGCAACGCGGACAGCACAGGCGGTACGGTATCTACAATGTAGTTTGCCTCCATCGTAGCTGCGTTCCCATCGTTGTCGCTGATGCCCGCCTGGACGGTGTGCGGCCCCTCCTCCAGAGCAGTCCCTGGCGTATAGGTGATGGTATACGTCCCGCCTGCGCCCGCCGTGACGGACACCTGCTCCGCCGGAACTGCCTTCCCGTCCAGCTTCACTATGGCGCTGTCCGGGTCGATACCGGAGCCGCCATCGTTGTCCTGGGCGGTCCACGTCACCGCAGGCGTGTTAGTGGTCACATAGCCCGCCTCCGGGGATACCAGGGTCAGGATGGGCGGGATGGTCTCCCGCACCACCAACCGAAGGCCCGGCAGATTGTCCCCGTCTGTAGTCACCACCACGCCGCTGTCGTTGATAGCCTCTACCGTTACGTCGTAATACCCATCCGGCTGACCGCCGGAGAATGTATCCGGCGTGATAGCCGTCTGATAGGCTCTGGCGTCTTCGTTGTAGGTCAGCATGTACCACTGACCATTGAACTGCGCCCGCACCTGGGTAATCGCCACGCACTACACCTCCCCAGCCTGGACCTCGCCACTGTGCCAGAGGTCCTCCCGCTCTCCGCCCTGGGCGTCTATAACTACGACAGACAGGACGGTGGGCATCCCGACTGATACGGGGTTGGGTGCAAAGCTGGCCGAAATAACCAGCGGCGTCCATGTTTCGGACATACTCACCCCTCCTTATCCCAATAGATAACGGCACAGCCCTGTGCCCCTGCCGCTCCGGGTTTCCCCGGCTCTGGCTCGACGAGCACCTTAAATGTAACCGAACCGCCGCCCGGCCAGGTGTTGTGCTTATACACGCCATAGCCTGGAGCTCCACCCTTTCCTCCGGCTCCGCCATCTCCGCTGCCTGGCTTAGGTGACGCTACGCCGGTGCGGGCGTATGATTCGCCGCTGGCTACATCAGAGTAACCCTGTGGGTATGTATTACCGTTTGCGCTAGAGTAAGGGCCAAAAATGGTATTAAAACCATCAAAAGACACCTCAAATGACTGTTGTGGATTGATGTCGATGGTAGCTGTCCACACCTTTCCACCCACGCCGTCCGAACCATCTGCGCCGTATTCACCACGCTCACTATCTCCATATCCGTCTTCCGATTCCTGCCTGCCCATGGTGCCAGGCTCTCCATGGCCTCCGCCCTCCCCCTTGCCTACCAGGATAATCCGTAGCTGTGTGGCCCCGGCTGGTGCTGTCCACACGCCGCTGGAGGTGATCACCTCCATGCCATCATAAAGGAAGATTCCATCAGCCTGGAGCAGCACACTGGAGCAATTGCGGAGGACTCCATCCTGGAGAGATAAGTCCTGCTGTATTCTGCGGCCCGTGGTTGCGGTGCTCTCATTCAACCAGACCGTATCCACATCCCCAATTTCAGAGGCCGGGTCTCCACGGCCTACAATCTCTAGTTTGTTCCCACCGTAGGTGGACAGGATTGCCCGCGCAGCAGTCAGCGCCTGGGATTGCGTCTTAATAAACGGATTTTGGATGGATTTTGTCTCGTTGGAGGCAGTGGAGTTCCCGGATACCACATACTGGGTGTCGTTCCCATCGTTCAGCGTAAAAAACAAGGCGGCAATATCGGTGTTGGCTTTCATGGTCGGATAATCAATTAAGTTGTCCAGGGTGATTTTACTCCCCTGGTTCCACATGGGTTCGGCGGTCAGGTATCCGGTCTCTGCGTCCGCCCTGGGCCACGTACCCGTCGCCATGCAGACATATCTCAATATATCCCCGCATGTCATACCAACCACATCGTCAGCCACGCGGACGCTTGCCTCCGCGCTTGCGTAGTTTGGGTCTACCGCGTACATGCCCGCGAAATTTTCTCCCATCTGGGCCACTAGGGCGGAAATCCAGCCAGACAGGGTGGTAGGCAGGATGGACGGCGGGATAAACTCACGATCAGCCAAAAGGCCAACAATATCGACCAGATCCCACTGCATGGTCAGGCCGTTGTCGCCGGTTTTCCAGCCGCCGGAGTACTGATAAAACACGCCGGCTGGCTTGTACTCTACCGTGTCGTCCGAAAGCCGTACTCCTATGGAAACCGGGATGCCCTGGCGCTCTTCGATGGACTGGAATACGCCGTTTTTGCTTCGCGGCTCAAAGCGGCGGCTCAGGTTGTCCATTTTGATGGTACATGTGCCATACGGTAGTGTCATACAGGATACGTCCCCCTGGTGCTTAAGAGAAAACACGGCAATCTCATTTCCCGTCCACTTCTCATACAGGCCCGGGATAATTTCAGGTATCCGTATACGGCGGTTTCCTTTCGACCATTTGGTAACCGTCACCCGGATAGCGTCCGGGTTGTTAACGGTGAATCCGTCCAATGCAATGCTAGACGCAGTATTGCCAGCCACTGTCTTGGTGTAGTAGGCCGTTCCCCCCTGCATGACCTCCACAGTAAAGTCGGCAGCCACTCCGTCCCAATCCGCTGTTGGGAAGTAGATGGAGCACGCCTGAAGGATGGAGACATTGGAAAAATGTTCCTCTACCCACACCGCTGGGGAAAACACACCCTCTCCGCCGGACAAGGTGTCCCCCAGGAAGCCGATATGATCGGCCCCACGGAGTGGGAATAGCTTGAACTGCCCGTTGAGTGCCCAGCGGTTAGCCTCAAGCGTAGCGTATGGAACAATCTCCATCTCCTTGTCGTGAATTTGCTCCGGCTTGCATACGTTAGCCATGCCGGAGCTGGATACTGTGCCATAGGTAATATCCGGGTCAATAATATCTATGACTGCTTGTAAATAGATCCGTCTGGTGTCGCCCACAATCGCTGCCTGATACGCTGTGGTCGAACTAATCACTGGGTTTCACCTCCCTTAGTTCTACCGAGAAATCACCCCACATTGGGACGGGAACAAGGGTTTCTATGGGCTCTCCATCTTCGTCAACAATTTCACCCATAACTTGACGGCTCCACATAAATTTTGGATAGGTCAGCTCTGTTATCATGAATTTTGATGTGATCATCTGTTCAGAGTGCGGGGGAAGGAACAAACATGTAATGGCCTGTCCTCTCCCTTTTTCGCATGCGGAAAGCACGGAGTTCCTCATTTGATCCGTGAAATATCCATATTGGTAGCGCAAAACCCATACATTCCCGCGCAGTTCTCTTACAATCCTGCCGGTGACCATCTCCACATCTACGGAAAGCGGTTTTAACTCTGCGATATAGCCGCCCTTTTGGCTTTCCGGCAAGGTAACTGGTGTGCCTGTGGTATCCAATACAAGTTGATTCACGTGTTTTCACCGCCTTACGTTGGGTGGAGAATTGGCGTACCGTTTGCCTTTGCGTAGTTAGACAGGGGGCCAAGCAGATAGGAGGCGAATTTGGTGCCGTCAGGCATCATTAGATTAACTGTAATACTCCCTCCAGACATCCCTGCTCCCTGCACAGATGCTGAAACTCCGTTGACCATACCAGCGGACGCCACACCCAACCCGGACGACGCAAAGTCCACGCTTGCGGTGCCGAAGTCCATACCACCCTCGATATCCCGGCGGATACGGTCATATTCATTGTCCCAGCCCTGTCCAAGACCAAGAGCCATGTTTTTGCCCATGTCGGCAAACACCGTAGAGGGAGAGTGGATTCCAAGGAAGTCCTTCACACCGTCCACAATGCCGGAAAAGAACCCTGTAACCTTGTCGTAAATCCATCCAGCCATTTCCTGGATGCCCTTCCAGATCCCCTCCACAATGCTCTTGCCCACGTCAACAATGCCGCCAATCAGCGCCCCGATGCCCTCCACAATGGCGCTGATGATCTGGGGAAGAGCGGCCACCAGCGCGGGAATATTGGAAAGGATGCCTTCAATAAATTTCTGGAGCAGCGAAACGCCGGACTGGATGATTTTGGGTAGCGCCCTGGCAATGCCCGTCGTTATTGCGCTGATGATTTGCGGGATGGATGCGACAAGATCCGGAATTGCGCCGATGATGCCGGAAACTAGGTTTAAAAGGATGTTGATTCCCGATTCAATAATCGTCGGGAGGTTGTCCGTGATGAACTGGACAAAGGCGGTGATGATTTCCGGTAGGGCCGCAGTCATTTCCGGTATGGCCCCGAGGATGCCGTTCACGAGATTGTTCAGCAGTTCCGCACCCTTGTCAAGAACCGTTGGGAGCTGCTCTGTGATGTAGCTCAGGAACTGCGTGATGATTTCAGGAATACGGGACACCATATCGGGCAAACCAGTTTCAATCCCGCTGGTAAATTGGTCGAGAAGCTGCACACCCATATCCAGCACTTGCGGAAGCAGTTCGGTTAATGCCGCCCCAATTTCGGCTACAATTTGTGGAACCGCTGCAACCAGTGTCGGGATACTCTGCACTATGCCGCTGGCAAGGGAGGACAAAATCTGAACGCCCATGTTTAGAAACTCAGGCAACTTCGACACCGCTACATTAACCAGTCCCTGCACCGCCGTCGAAAACTGCTGATCTGCCCCAGCCGTTCCGCTCAACATGCCGGAGAACGCTGTTGCCACATTTGAGATTGCCGGAAGGAACTCTGAAAGCAGCCGGTTTTTTACGTTGGAAACGGTCTGCCCAAGAGTGGCTAGGGTTGCGTCAAGCTGTGCCTGGTTATTTCGGCTCTCTACCAGCGCCTCATTATTGCGGTAAAAGGCTTCGCTGGCTTCATCATAGGTTCCTGACAGGGTATCCATGATGAGCTGATTCCGCTCACTCTCAGAGGAGCAGGCGGAAAGCCTGGCATTAAAATCGTCCTCGCTGATGCCCGCCCAGTTGAGGGCGTCGGCAAGCACGCCGGTAACTTGCCCCACTTTTGCCGTCTCATTACTGGCCTCAATCAGTCCCTCGATGGGGAGACTGTCGCCAAATGTACCGGCAACACCAGCAGCGATATCCGTCCAAGTAGACACATCCTCTGCGCTGTCTGCCAGCTTCGCCAGGAGTTGGCTTGCTTCGGTGGCGGTATCCGTATCCCCCAGGATGCCGTAAAAGGCGTTATAGGCTTGCTGTGCGGTTTCCGCACCATACCCAGCCGCTTCAAAGGCGGTGTTGAGCTTGCCCATTGCAACTCGATATTCCTCTGTCGAGGATTCCAGGGCCAAAAGCCCCACCACAGCGCCAGAGGCCGCAGTTCCAATGGCCGCTATACCCTTCGCAGCCACTTTGCCAGCCGACGCAAGGCCGCTCTTTAGCTTAGACGCGAGGCTACCCCCACTCTTAGATACATCCTTAACACCGCTGTCGTACTCGCTGGTATCCAGGCTGATTTTCGCAAATAAATCAAAAAGATTAATGGGTGCCACCTCCTTTCGCGGCACCGCTTAGCCCTTCCCCATCAACGCTTAGACAGAGGCGATTTTTTGTTTCATATGCGCAACAATTTCTTCCGGCGTTCTGATTTCCTCCGGCTTCGGGTTCTCAACATCCAGGTATCTGACCTTCATATAAGAACCGCCAGCGTATTTCGCCGTGTTTTCCCCGATGATTTTCAAGGCGTCTGTTACATAAACCCGGTACGCTTGTTCTTTTTCCGCCTGATTGATGAGGGCAGGGAGTGCCGCCAGGATGGTCCGCACCCCCATGCCCCGCACGGCTAGCAGGCAGAGGATTACTCGCTCTTTTCCTCCCGCCCAAACGATTTGAAAAAATCCAGCAACTCCTTGTCTCGGAACAGCTCACCAACCTGCTTGATGGTCTCCATGACCTTCTGTTTTCCAATCTGCTCCGCTGTAGTTTCGTTCAGCGCCGCCAATACACCGAACACGTCCGCCCGGTGGTCTTTCAGCAGAATTGGGACAAGCTGAGCGTATTTATGGGCCGAGAAGGTGTAAAGCTCCGCAACGCTTTTCCCCTTGCTGTCAAACTTGATTGCAAGCTCATCCAGGAGGGCCTTGTCTCCGGTGATATTGGCAATATAGGGCGTAACCTCGCACAGCACGTCCGCTGCCCGCTCGGTGCTCAGTTCAGACAGTTTCATCAGATACTTTCCTCCCCGGCAGGCGCGGCGCTGTAAAACTCCATGGGCATAGTGTCCTGCGCGTCAATGGACACATGGCCGGTCAGCTCCACAGAGACCTGCCCCTTGCCGTTCTTCGTGGTCTGGAGCGTAAAGCCGCCGGTAGACAGTGCATTTTTCAGGCACACGGCAACCATGCCGCCGTCCGCTCGGTCTCCTACCCACCAGAGGTCGGAAAAGTCCGTCTGCTTCAGGTCACGCCGGGGCACGATCTTATTTCCAGTCACGTCAGCCGCGCCCAGGGCCAGCTTGATACTAGCCGTGGATGTACCCAGGGAGGTGAACGACACTTTGCACTCCCAACCGTCCAGATGCTTCAATTCTTTGGTGTTGGTGGGGCAATTGTCCACATCCTCCCCCAAGTCGGAGTAAGTAGGAACACAGGAAATATTGATGCCGCCGGTGGTCGGGCATACAATATCTTCATCTGCCGGAGCCGTCGGTGTCGCTGGGGTGAACTTCTTCAAAATCACGCCCGCGTCAAGCTGCATTTCCTCGAATGTGCTTTGCGGGATTATAGTAAATTTGCCCATGTGGGCCTCCTTTCTAGCTGAATGTCAGATATTCAGCAGTAATATTTATGTATCTTCGTTTAATTGCGGGATCTTCCTCATATGTGAGGCTCTGGCACCATGGAGAGCCCCGTTTCAGCCAAATATATCCTTCGTCACAGGGGATGTACACGCCACCGTAGCCAATGCGTTTGGACAACTCCTTGGCCTTTTCATCTGGAATAGCCTCGCTCTCCGTGCGAAACCATAGGTTGACCGTCAGGCCGATTTCCCCGGTATCAAAGGCCCCGTCGGTGTACTCGTAGGTGCCATAGGGCATGAGCACATCGTCAGGGACAGAGGACGCACGGTAAAACGGGATTTCCCCATCGTTGAACCAGGCATAAAGGGCTTTGTTCTTGGTCATGTGCCCACCGCCTTTTGTGCGTCCTCAATTCGCTTTCGAGCCACTTCAAAATATCCGGGGTCTAATTCCATACCGACAAAGTTTCGGCCCGTGTTTACGCAGGCAACTCCGGTGGAACCGCTTCCCATAAACGGGTCAAAAACTGTTCCATGTTGTCTCGCGCATTTTGAAATGAGCCATTCCAGCAAGCCAACAGGTTTTTCATTTGGGTGTACTAATTCGCTTGGAAGAACACGGCGGAATTTGATGATGTCTTGTGGACGTTTCCCATTAAACAGAAATCCTTTTTCACTGCTGAAAATTATTGATTCGTAACGGCTTGCAAAGGAATGTTTCAAATCGCCCATTCCGTGAATTTCCTTATCCCAAATCAGAACATTTTTCACCTTTAGCCCGTTTGCGTTCATTTCATCAATGAATTTCTGCTGGACATCCCATCTTGTGAAAACCATTACACATCCGGTTGGCATGATTACTCGCTTAATCAGCGGAATAAAGTCTGTAAATGGCCGTTTGTCGTTTTTTATCTTTGGCCTCCATTCCGATTTATTCTTTTTCCACTGTGACTGATAATCAATTCCGTATGGGGGATCGCACAGTACCATATCCACGCTGCCGTCTGGGATGTCTTTCAGAAGTTCCAGGCAGTCGCCTTGTCGCAAATCAATCATGTGGTCAGCGCCCACCTTTCCGCCGTAAAGTATTTCAGAGGCAGTGTGGACGAGCGAGGGGCCTTCTTATCCTCTGGGTTGGAGGTCACGCGGTACGTCTCCCCGGTGGTCTTGTCCTTGAATACGTCGTTGTACTCAATGGGTACAGCCTTGTCCACCAGGGCGGAATACAGGCTCGTCACGCCCTCCTTTTCCGCCCGTCTGGCCTCCATGGAGCTGTTTAGGTCTTGATAGTTGGTGAACTCTGCCCCCTCCGTCCACTCCACGATGTAGCCGCCCGCGCCGTCGGAAACACGCTTCTTTTCCATCAGTACGCAAGCCCGCGCAAAATCGTCTAATAGGCTCATATAATGCCCCCTATCCGCCGCCATGTGTTCAGGCGGCTCTTAAACACATCCTGCCACCCCACGGCCACGCCGCTTGCATTGGTGGCCTTGCTGTATGAGTAGCCACCAAAACTCTCGCTGGTATACGGCCCCGGAGTCCCGTTTTTCTCATTCCAGACGGTGATTTCATCCGCTAGGGAAATTACCGATTTGGGCACTGACAGCGCCCAAACAGCGCCTTCAAAGGTTTCGTCGGTCATGTCCTGTTCTGGGTATTGGTGGAGGCCGTCATTAAAGACAGACCCCATCACCCTGAAATACTGCCCTGTTTGCAGGAAGGGCAGCGTAATGCTGCCGTCCTGCACTGTGAACTCCCCGGAGTGAATGCCGTCAGGCACCAAAAACCAGTTGTTCAGGTGTCGCAAAACTTGTTCCAGCATCACGCCGCCCTCCTTTTATGCTTCTGTGGTTGTCACGGTAATCTGAATGGTACTGTCGTCGCTGAGCGTACAGGTGCCGCCGGTCACTGCGCCGCCCGTTGTGGTCAGTGCAATGGCCTTAACAGATTTTCCGTCGGCACCAGCAGCGCCCGCCGATCCGGTGTCTCCCTTGTCGCCCTTTGCGCCGGCGGTGCCAGTATCGCCTTTCGGACCCCGAGGTCCCGTTTCACCGGGGTCTCCTTTTTCTCCCTGGGGCCCCTGCGCTCCGGTTTCCCCTTTGGGGCCCTGCGGTCCGACCTGCTCATTCTGCACGCCAGATTCCAACTTGTTGAGCTTTTCGGCGGTAATCAGATCGCCGTCGCTCCATGTAGTGGGTGTGTACGCCATTATTTCACCTGCTTTCTGCCTACTCTTGCCTTACCGGCTACCCCCGACCCGACGAGGCCGGTTTCGGACGGGGGCGTTATTCCCCCGCTGAAACGGTGATTTTGGCAATACCGTCCAGATACTCGGCCCACAGCTTCATGCCCATAATGGCGTAGGTCTCGCCCACGGCGGTGGAGTAGTTGCCCTGGGCGTGGAAGCCAATCAGGTTGGTCTCGCCCTGTACCGTATAATTCAGACCCAGCCGGGCAAACTCGCTGTCGCCAGGGTCGGCATAATACAGGTCGATATTCTCCACAGGGGTGGCGATCACAGTGTTCCGCGCAATGGCTGCATTGCCGGAAACAGTAGCAGGAAGCAGGAACAGAGTGGAATACCCCATAAAGTCCTTGACATAGTTGATGCCGAACTGGGTCTGGACAGTAATGTCCGCCGTGCCCAGGTAGTCATAGGCGTCCAGGATGTTGGCAAATCCAACAACAGATGTGACATCCTTCGCCATAACCGCAAACTTGTTCAGAACCTCGCCCTGGGCCTTTGCAAGGGCGGCCTGCCAGGTGGTTGCGGTGCCGGTGAGAGAACCGGTGTTCAGGAAGGTGTAGAAGTCCCCCAACACCACGTTCTGGAGCTTAGTGAGAAAAGCGTCGTCGCTCTTTTCCACGGCGATCTCCGCGCCATACTTGTCCACGTCCTCGATGGGAACGGCCTTGGCATACTTCTTGATGGTCAGGTCTGCCTTGGTGGCCTGTGTGATGGTCGCCTTGCTGTACGGGATGACCTCGCCAGCGCCCACGTCGCCGTCCTCCAGGGTTACGTCAGCGGTATAAGAGATCAGCTGCGTGCCGGGGGTCTTGCGGATAGGACGCATGATGCCCAGGATGGTGCGCAGCGCTTCCCAGTTATCATTGAATCGGGTGACAAAATCCACCTCGCGGGCCGTCACGCTGGTATAAGTGTTGGGCAGAGAGTCCCTCGGATTGGTAAGGCTTTCAACTTTCGTAGCAGCCATTTAATTCAGTCCTTTCATGTAATTTGGTTTTCCATAAGCGCCTTCTGGCGCTCCGCGGCAGACATGACATACCGGCCATGGTCATCCTTTTTGTAGATGTCAGCCTTCGTCATGCGGTTCCCGCCGGTGCTGGCCGGAGGTGTGGCAGTTTGTGCGCCCTGGATGGAGGTGGTGCCGATAAAATCCGCCCACTCGCTCTTTATACTCTCCGTGAGCTTATCTGCGTCCTTGATTGTGCCCTTTTCGTCCAGCTCCACACTGTCCACATCGGACACCCGGAGCACGGCGTCAAGCCGCTTCTCGCTCACTCCAGCCTGTTTCAGAAGCTCCCGGTACGCCTTTTCCTTGGCGCTGCGGGCCTCCTTCTTGGTCTGTTCGCTCTTGTAGCCCTCAAATTCTTCTTTCAGGGCCTCGTACTTGACCTTATAGCTGTCCTTCTTTCCAGCCTCAAGGTCGGCCTGCGCCTTCTCCAACTGCTTCTGGATACCGGGCAGGGTTTCCGCATCGGCCTTATATTTCGCCACGTCGGCTTTCAGGCCGTCCACGGTTTCGGTGTGCATGGTGATAATTTCGTCGATCTTCTCGTCCTCAATGCCCATGGCTTTGAGGGCGCGTCTAGTTAGTGCCATAATCAGTCTTCCTTTCCTTTGGCCCCAGTGCTTCGGGGGGCGACTGTGATATAAAAACCGCTGTCCTTTGCGGTGTTTACCAAAAGAAAAAGCGCGGGCAACCAACTACGATTTGTAGTCAGTCACCCACGCTCGGGCCTTCCGCCTCAACGCTTAGAGGCGGGAGCAATATTCTGTTTCAGCTCTTCCCGCTTGACATGTATAATTTTAACACCATCTTTCACGGGAATCAACTCTATTCTGTCCCCTTTTGCGAGAACGGCCTCAATGGCTTTGATTTGCCTTTCATCCATTTTTTATCTCATCCTCTATGATGTTCCTGTAAGTTTGCGCATGGTCGGCCACCGCTGGTTTGAGAAAAGGCTGTGCTGGATTTCCCGCCGTCCAGTGCCAGTTGCCTTCGTCGTCCTGGTAGGTCCATGGCGTGGGCCGTCCTCCTTCTGTATATCTGCCTGTGCCCAGTTCCACATAGGGCGCATACTCCACATTGGTTCCGATGTAAACGGTGCTTTCACCATCGTCCACTTGATGGGTGATGCTGTTACGGAGGTTGCCAGTGTCAACAGGAGTCAAGTCTTTGGCATACCCTTCCGCCTGTTCTCCGCACCGCTCCAGTGCCTGTACAACGGCGTCATGCATGGCATCCAGCACATCGGCGCTGTAATCGTCAAATACCACGCCGCCCAAATCAGCCACGGCTTTTCACCCACCTCTCCCATTGCTCATAGGTCATTGCCTCCACTACCACATTCCGCCCGGTTTTCGGGTCACGCACACGCATTTTTCGCGGTTCAGCCTCAATGTCCGGCTTTTCTACTGTCCGCATGGTGCAACGGCAGTTATAGACGTTTGCAGGCTTGGCTCTTGGGTCTCCGGGATAGCGTATCTTTCCTAGGTCAGAGGTAAACGGCTCGTCCCATTCCACAGTCTGGCCGTCCAATTTTTGATGGGCATGCCGCGTGCGCCCGTCTTTGGTGGCTACCCACCGTTTTCTAACCTTAATGCCCATATCAGAGGCAGCCTTGTAACTGTCCATCCTCCCACCGTTCTGCGCCCCAGTAACCGCTGTCCTGGCCGCTCTCACGGCGCTGGCCCGGTTCATCTCCGTCACCCTGGCCTGCAAGTCCTTCGCTATCTTCCCCACGCTCTTGCCCTGCAAAAGCCCGCTGGTGACGCTCTTGGTAATCTGCTTCTTGCCCCATTTCAGGTCAATACCCCGCTTTAAGGCTTTTTTCTTTGGGTAGTAGGGCATCAGATCAGGTTCTTCCACAATCAGCCGCCGCACGGTGGATTCATCCCACAAAGTAAAGCCCACATTTCCGGCCACCTTTTCGATGGTGTAGGCCGCATAATTTCGATTGAGGGTGTATATGCCCGGCGTGGTGTCGTTGACATAGGCAAGAGCAACCTCGTTGGCTTTTGTATACCGTTCTGCCACCTTTACGGCCAAATCGCCAAAACGTTCTCCTCGCCCTATTTGGTTCAGCCGCCACAATTCATAGTCATGCTCTGTCCAGACCTTCCCATTTATCTCCGTCCCGATCAGCTTCCGCATTTCCTCGTCCCGCACAACAAAGCGGTTAAAATAGTCGATTACGGTCTTTTCCAGGTCATCCCACGCCTCACGGTAAACGCGGGAAATTCGGCGTTCCAGCCTTTCCAGTTCTTCATCCGTCCACTGGTGCGCCCTGTCCGGCTTCGGCATCCTCCGTCACCTCGGTTTCCTCCTGCGGCGGGAAGTCTGGTTCTGTCTCTACCCGCTCCATTTCCTCGGCTGCTTTGCGTTCCATAAGTGCATCGAATTGGTCAGCGTCGCCGTTGATGGTCAGCAGCTTCTTGGTGATGTACTCGTCGTCGTAATACTCAGCGCCCATAAGAATGGTCTGCGTCTCTTCCGCTCGGTTGATTATGCGGTTGCGCGTATAGCTTGGCGAATCGTTAATGCCTGCCAATTCCAAAATGCCTAGAATGAACTCCGTAACGCTTGCCTCAAAGTCATCCGCCTTCAAATCAAGCGGCGTGTAGCTTGCCGCAATGGCAGTGGCCGTCTGATTGCCCGCCGACACCGCCGAACTATCGAAGGCCTGGAAATCCTCGTACAGCTTGCGTTTAAGCATATCAATGGTTACGTTTGTGCCATTAAATGGGGCCTCAATGGTGTGCGGCTCCGCTGTCGCCCCCTCGTCTCCATCTGCCCCAGCGTGAACTATATGCGCCGTGCGTACCTTGTCCAGGAACTTCGCATCGTCCAAATCATCCATGCCGCCGCAGTTGGTCAGCACCCAATAGATCAAATTCCCCTCGTCCACATTGTTGACCATGTTGGATGTACAAAGGTCAAGGGCGTCCAGCGTGTTCCGCTTTCCCGTCAGCTCCGATAACCCATCATCGCCGTTTTTCAGCGGCACGATAGGAAAGGACGGATAGTTCTGCCCGTCGTAAATTTCTGTCCCGTCAGCTTCGGACGTGCGCAGGCGCAAGATATACGGCCGTTTTTCTTTCAGTACCGCTATGTCCTCGCCTTTTCGCCGGATATAGTCCGTGTATCCGTCCACCTCGTACAGAGTGGCCCGCAGCGGCTTGTCATCAGATACCTGCCAGAAGCGGATACCGGCCATCAATGCGCCGTTTTCCTCGTCATATAACGGGACAAACTCCCGCAGTTTGAACACATCCACATGGTCCAAGTTCCAGAACCCAAAGGACACGCCGGCAATCAGGGCGTATTTCCCAGCCTTGACCATTTCCAGGTCGAACTTCTTCCCCAGCTTGTCCTTTGTGGCCTCGTTCTGGAAGGTCACGCCGTTGCCCAGCAGGTAGGATACCTCCTGCCGCACGTAAAAGCCGAAGAAGGAGGATGCGATCTTGTGATTGGCCGTATACATATCCATGTGGGCGCGCCCTTGCATGTCATATATGATTTTCTCATAGCGGTTGATAGTCGGATTCTCGCCCTTAAAGTACAGTTCTGCGTCAGCTGCCATTTGATATGCCTTGCTGCCTTCGTGCTCATTGATCGCCCGCCAGATAAAATCCATTCTGGCTTTTTCATCCTCACCCACAGCAAGCAAATCCTGATATGTAAGCAAAAAATCACCTCCCCCACAGCGGGATATATTGCGGCTGGCTTGCCTTACGTACCTTGTGCCGCAGAATCGTCATTACAAAATAGCGAATATCGTCCATGGCGTGGTCGTTCTCCTTGATTGGCTTGTCCTCCGTGGATTTATCGTCCCAGCGGTATAGCCCAAACTCACGGATACCGTCCTTGCAGGAGCGGTGAACTTTGATCGTCCCGTCCTGAATGTAGCGGCTGGTGGTGACGATGCCGGGAACCACATCATTGACCGCTTTTTGTCCCCGGAACCGCCGATGCCGTCTGATGACCTCGATAAACGAAGCTGCCGATGGGTCAACTACTACGGATCGCACCGGCAAATCCCCAGCCAGCTTCTCCAATTCCGTGTAGTATTCCTCGTCTGTCTTGCTGATCTGCTCCGTCCGCCCGGAATAGTAATACTCCCGGATTCTGGTGGCGTTTTTGCCGTCCCAGCACCACAGCCCGGCGGAAAACGGGTTCAATGTGCCATAATCGCAGGAGATATAGTATTCTCCATTCTCCGGAACCTCGTCCACGATGTTGCTCTCGCCAAACATGGGGTAGATTAGTCCCTCGGCCAGCGCCCACCGTCCCAAAATATAACGGTCGTAAAAAACCGTTCCTCGATACTCCCGCTTTAGGTTCTCCACAAAAGCCTCTGGGAGAAACGGATTATCATCAATTGTGTACGTCTGGCTAAAAATATCCGCTTTGCTGTCCAGAAACACTTTCAGCCAGTGATTCGGCCCCTGTGGATTGTACGTACCGTCAAAGCATGAATACGCTTTATCCAGGCGGCTTTTCAGCAGTTCAAAGACTTCCTGGCTCCAGTCTGCCACCTCGTCGCCGTAGCAGTATTTGATGGACGCGCCGCGGATTTTCGAGACCTGGGAAACCTTTTCAGCTCCAAGGCAGTAGCACTTTTCCCCAAATATCCACGCCGTATTGTCGCTGGAGATCGTGCCAACAAGAGCATCACCATAGATCGTTCGCATAGGCTCAAGCACATTCCGCTCAATGGTGGACTTGGTGACTCCAAGGATGACCGTCAGCCCATCCTTCCCGACGCGCTCCCGGATGCGGATTGGGATAATCCACCGAAAATCAAGGTATGTTTTCCCCGAACGAGTAGCCCCTCCCTTAAAGTTCCAGCGGTGATGCCCCTTTCGGACAAATTCAGTTTGTTTCAGACTTAACAGCATCCCTGAACTCCTTCAACAGCCCGTCCAGTTTATTCAAACTGTCGTTCCCGCTGGCTGTGTTCTTTGTGGCCTTGTCAACGATAATCCCGAAAGAAGTGGCGATTTGAGACAAACCGGCATCACTTATCTTTTCCGGGTCTGTCAGCGCCATCAGGTGTAGGTCGATCGCCTCCTGCATCTTCTCCTTGCGGGTCTCCATGAAGGCCAGCATATCAAGCGTGTTTTGTCTCTTTTTTTGTTGCGCCTTTTGGGCGAATCCTTCGCAACCTAACACAACACGCTTAACGGTATCTTTGGAAACCCCATTGATTTTCGCCGTGGCGTTATAGCTCTCGGTCTCCAGATAATCAGCCACAATTTTCTTTTTTTGTCTGTCCGTCAGCCGTGCAGCCATGTCACCACCTCTCGCCTAAGTAGAGTCTTCAAATCCCCCCCACCGCCACCGACAGAGCGCGCCCTCTCTCTTTCTTTTCGGGGGAGATTAAGGG